TTTAAAGCAACGTCAAGGGGACTCCCCGAAAGCTCAACACCCGCCCTTGAGTACATAGCCTTTTGAGTTGAAAGAGTTTCTTCTTCTTGCGTCCCAATTTGTTCAACATTAAACTGCCCCTGAATCAAGGCTAACTGTGCGTTATAGTCATCAGCCTTGGCCTCTTCCTCGCCTTGCATATACCCGCCAACGCCTTTAGTAATATCACCAATGCCACCCATTATTAATCCAGCTTGACCCATAGCGGTAGAACCACCCGAAGAAGCCGCTGTTGTCGGAGCCGCTGCTGATGCGGGGGGAACAAAAACAACTCCATTGTCCGGCAATCCCACATTAGAAAAATCAGGAAGCTTGTCATCTAAATAATCAAAATTTGTTTGCGATAAAGGATGTCTTCCCCAAATTAAGTTCATTCACTTTTCCCCACTTGTACGTCAGAATCTATGACCAAGGCAAGAAGCATATAAGGCAACGGTTGATTCTGTACTAAGTACGGTTGCCAATTATTTGAAAAGAAAGATTCAAAGTCAAGCTCAATGTCTCCTGTATATAAAGGTGGCGAGTACCCCGGTATTGCGTTAGGATTTTGTGTTGAGTAAATCTGTTTAAACATATTATTAAGATTATCCCCAAAGGTCGCACCTAAACTATTCCACACACGGGCAACAACTTTAAATATTTTTCTCATCTTTGTTTGAGAAGTTCCATGGCCGGAATTTTCTCCCATAGGAAGAAATCTAATTGTCCCCGTATAAGGTAAGCCAATATGGACAACAGCGGCAGGATTAGGCAAGGTAATAGAACCGCCGGACACAACAAAGGTCTGCTGTGCCGCAGGAAGTCCACCATCAGCAGTTACCGAAACAGTTTCTCCATTAAGATAAGAAAGGCCACTAAACGTAGTATTCATAGCCCTTACTTGAGGAGTTGTTGATGGCCCATTTGCTCCTGTTTGAAAAGCGGTATAAGAAGTGCTATTTATTGCAACTCCCAATTCATTAGTAAGAGAAAAAGTATTCGCATCTATATAAACAATTAAATACGGAAATCCATTTATTGATGTAGTTTGAGGTAGACCGCTAACAGGATTGGTAGTTGTATAATTCATCCCCGTAACATTATCTATCCTAATTCTCTGTCCGTTGCTTAACCCATGGCCGGGAGCAGTAACCACACAAGGATTCGCATTAGTCATTCCCGTAATAGTAATAGGATTGTTTATACTAAGAGAAGCGTCAAGTCGGCACGGCTCCCACGGATTTTGAAATATCTCACTTGTAAAAATCTCAATAAACTGAACAAGGCTTCCGTTGACCATTCTATTAACGGATACCCACACTTGGTCATCATTTCCCTGAACTGGAGTAATGGCAATATCATTAAATATTCCTGCTCCACCAGAAGTAGAACCAGGGATTATTCTGCACCAAGCCATGATTTGCTGCTCTACATTTCTAGTTAAAACAGCTATTTGATTATCATTTCTTACACACCAAAGTCTGTCGTTGGGAGATTCTTGACGAGCTATCTTACTTACCCCGCCCCCATCTCTCAATATATGGTCAGCAAGTAAAGTCATGTCTTCTGACTTATCCGTACCTGTTAAATAATCATAAATTAATTGTCTTAGTTGATAAGAGTTTCCCTGCATGTAATAAGCATAGGAGGATATTGCTTTTGGTTGAGTGTACTGCACTTGATAGTCCGGCCCCATAATTATCGTAGGAGGAGACGATGGAGTTATTCCAGAAGTAGAACCATCAACCCATACAAGACAACCTCCCAATGTTCCCATGCGCAAAGCTGTACCGCTGTTATACATCATCGACTTCATCCATTGAATAGCGTCGCCCTGTGTAGAAGTAAAATTCCAAGCATCATCATCTGATGCGGAACCGGGAGAAAAATCTTCATAAGAACCAACTGCTGACGCCCAACCTGTTTGAGGCTGACTAACATTTCCACCAAAAACAAGTCGTCCCTCATGGAAGCAAACAGAAACAGGCCATCCCCTATAAGTTGACCATGCGCCTTCTGCCCAAACTGTAGTTGCGCTTGTCGTGCTGATGTTCCCTGCTGTACCATCTGGATTTACTTGAACATATCCCGCAAGAACTGTTGAGCTTGTAACTCCTGTACATACAAAAGTTCCCGCTGGCTCTATTGGAGGCCCGGTAGTCCCCGCCCCTACAGACCATAGGCTTCCTAAATGACCAGCCACAAAGAAATTCTGAACTATCCAGTTTCCAGCGGCCAAATCTGTAGCAAAAGTTCCAGACGTATGAGTTAATTGACAAAGGTATGTTGTTCCACCATTTGTAACATAATCGCCGGGAAGATATTGCGTTGCTGTAAGCCATGCAGGAATTGTGGCAGTAAGCGTTATTGTCCCCGTAGCGGCAGAAGCCGTTAATGTAACATTTCCCACATTACTATCCCTAAAAGGCCCACCAATAAATTGAACTTGCTGTATTAAAAAACTCGTTGCAGAAGTCCTGATAAGTTTATAAGGAGGATAATTTTTATGAGCTATATAACAAACGTCATTTTTATTGGCTAGTTGAAGTTGAAATAAATCTGCTTGAAGGTATGGCGTTGCAATATTCACAGGATTGCCACCAGACATAAGCTGTCCGCTATTTGCATAAAACTGTAAATATTGATTCCCAAACTCAAGTACATATTCTTGAAGAAGAGAATATTGAAACGTATCAAGACGAACAGGGGCTACCTGTCCGGCAGTAGCAACATATTGAGTACCGGGTCTATAAAAGGTAGGCCCATGTTGAAGAATTAGAAAGTTCTCGAGGATAGAAACGCCATCTCGAAAGATAGGCTTTGATTCATCGAATCTTCCTAATGTCCTTGGACTAATCTCGCCAAGTGTAAATGAATTTTTTTCAATCGTTGAATTTGGCATATTAAGGACTTACAGGATACCATGGGTAGAACCCAATGTTGCCCGACGGATAATATACGAACCCGCTTGACCCTGCAAGGCGGGAAAAATCCCACTCATTTTGCTCTATCTGGTCTGGTGAGCTTATCTGTCCATCTTCCGCCGCCGCTTCTAAGAAGGCTGACTCCATTTCACCTTTAATTACTGAGGCATATTTCACGGCCTCTACTAATTTAAAACACGCCTCTCTTGCTAATTTAAGTGCAAGGTATTCATAAAATTTTGATGAATACATGGTAGGGTCATCATTGTCAAATACATATTTTACAATCAAACCAGATGTATCAGAAAGTAAGGCATAGGTATTTCCAGAGACTCCCTGTGCAGTATTAAGAACTTCAAAACGAGTAAGAGCATAAGGAAAATTTATAAGATAAGGTTTTAAGAAATTATCAGGAAGGGCATAAGCGATTTCGGCATTATCGCCAAAAACGGTAAGCGTTGCGTTAAGTTGGGTTAATGCTAAGGTTTGTACCGCAAATGACCATGGACATTGTTCCAAGCAATATCTCCGACATTGGTCATAAATAGCTGACATGACAATATCAGATGTAGTACCATCTCCAAAATTAAATATCTTACCGCCAATCTTAGATAAGGCATAATTCGCAAGTGCTGTTTTATTCTGCTGTGCGTTCATATTTCCTCAACTCTGCCGTAGAGTAAGCGGCGAATAAAATAAGTAATGGGACGCAATTAATAATCCTCGTCGGAAAGTGTCCAATCATGTCTACTGCAATCATTACAAGTCCAGCTAATAGACTATAACCACCTACAAGAAATAATCTAAGTCCAAGAATAAAAAACATTAATATCCACAGAGCCATCCCAAGATATCCTATTTCAAAAGCGAATTGAAGCCAACAGTTATGCGCTTCTCCATATGGAATACATTTTAATCCAGATATTGCCGGAAAAACGCTTTTAAATGTTCCTATTCCCCATCCCACAATGGGATGTTCATTGGATAATTCTATTGTGCGTTTCCATGTGGCATACCGTCCGCCGTTACCAAAAAAGGCATCAATTTTACCTTCCTTAATAATAAAAACAGAAGCTATTAAAGATAAAATAATAATTGTCCCTAATGCAATCTTCCAACTTTTATAAAATAAATATGTTATTACACCTGCAAATGAAGCCACTAATCCCCAAGAAGAATGACCCAAATAAGACACAATAACAGGAAAAGCTAAGAAAAACGGACTTGAATGAACCAATAATGACGTCAGGATGACCGAGAAACTCGCCATTTGCATATGCTGACCTATTATGCCCACCCTAACTGCACCGGTATCCGACTGTGGTAGAATACTTCCAACCCCAAAATTAAGAAGATGGTCATGTCCCGTAATCTGCATAACCATTATAATTCCATTGAGAATAAGAATACTCTTGATACAATTTATAATCAATGTCCAATTTTCAATTCGAGAAGCTATGATATAAAAATAACAAGCAATAACTAATAAAACATAAGCAGAAAAAGAAAGATACGGGGCGCAACTAAAGAAACAGTTTATAAATCCACCAACCGCTATAATTCTTAGAAACCAATTTGTCTTTATAAATAAAGTAAGTATGCCAAAAAATCCTGCAACACAAATCATCCAGAACCATTTATCGTTCATTGGATTCCTGACAAAAAAATCTATGGGGGGAAGTAAGCAAAGTCCTGCAAGAAACGCTATGGATAGAGCAGTATAAGGTTTCATAGAAAAAGGGCGGGAGGTTTTGTTCTCCCGCCCCCAATCCTTAATTTGCCTGTGTAATCGTCGGTAAAGTTGAACCGTAAACACTATGAATAATCCAGCCATTAGTATTGTTCAGATATAATAGAACAACAGTTTGATTGGCTGTATTAAAAGTAATAGACCCAAATCCAGTTCTTGTGGTAGGGGTAACAACCCACGTACCAGAACCAGTAACGGTAGTAATGTTTATAGTCAACATTTGACCGGGAACCCCATTAGCCAATGTATCCGTAGCTGTCCCTAAGTTACTAATGGCCTTCTTAACAATATCATAAGAAGTAGGGATACCAGTATCAATAGTGGCCAAAGAAGTAAGTCCACCACCTGCCGTACCTGCGTTCATCAGGTTTCCGCAATTCAGATAGAACTGGGAATTGTTCCATGACAACTGCGTACCAGACGGGCAGTTGTAAAGCATATCTGTTGCTATGCCTTCTGACCCTGACTGATTCTGATTAACGGCCCCGACTGACGCAAAGGCAGGAGTGGCTAAAACTAACGCCGCTAAAAACAGTAATAATTTTTTCATACTATTCTCCTTAATTTGCGTTTAGTCGATAGTGTACAGCATAATAGCCCCGATAACACCTGCGGTCATTGTAGCACCAGCAGTTGTCAGAATAATCTGAGCGTCGGTATTGGTTGACGTTGGACTCCAAACACCGTTTGTCGTTGGATTGGTTCCAATAACATATGGGCCAGTTGTGGCAGACGCAAACGGGGAATAAATAAGAACACCCGTCGAAGCCGACTGAAGGGTAGTCTGTCCTGTGGTGATATACCTTGTGGCACTATTCTGGTCGCCAAGAGAGAAGGTCAAAGAAGATTGGCCAACAGTGGCAGAGAGAATAATGGCCATGATAACTGAACCTGCTTCAAGCGTAGGGAATAAAGCTAGAACTGTTCCTGCCGTTTCTGTCCCTAAAGCAACATAATAATCAATCATAACCCTTACGTTGCCTCGGATATATCCGGGCGTTTGCCAGTTAGAACTACCACCGACATAAACGGCGTTGTTCATTACGCCACGATTTGAGATTGTTGCTGACATATTAGACTCCTTGTGTTAATGCTTCCGCTTGCTGAACTACAGAAGCACGTTGTTTTCGTTGCCATTATCCGTCGACAAAGATTATTTCTCCGTCGCTAAAATGCGTTCTCCGCACAAGCCACTTGCACGATTCTAACTTCTTCTAACCTCGTGGCATTCATACACATACGTAAATAGACCTGCCAAGCCATGTTCAAATCAACACGCTCATCAAGCCGACCTTCTATGTCCTTTTGGATGGCCAGTTGCAACGCCCATCTCTGAAACGCATAACAATCCCTACTGCTGTTTGTATCGGTCAGCAGACGCTCAGAGCGGATGAAGCTGAATCCTACCCAAGTATTAATTTCACCTTGAACAAGGGACTTAACCACGTTGTAATCGCTTGAAGTAACTTCCGTGGTGTTTAACAAGTCCTCAATTTGTGCGGAACCTGTAACCAAAAATCGGTCATCAGATTGAACTTCGTTCACATCAAGCAAGCGTTTGGCAGCCAAGACTTTCGCCTTAGACATACCGTTTCCGGCTTGAGAGAACTGAGTATAAACAATTTGCTGTGCTGCCGGGAAGGTAACAGCTGTTCCGCCTGTTTGCCCGGTATAGGCCGTGCCACCCATGGCGGCGATAATTAAATCGTCTGTGGTACGGTTAGCGGCGGCAATTTTTGCTTCCATCATGGTTGACTTAGGGTCAACAATCATTTGGAGAGCATCCTTCGGGTCTTCCAAAGTGGCAGACACGAAATAACGGGGAGAAACAGCCCTGCGTCTAAAGTCGGGCAACTGAACAGGGGTTGTAGCATAGCGAGTAACCAACTCAACCATCACATCTTGATTGTATTGGTCATAAAATTTGGTATTACCAACCCAATTTGTATCAACACGAACTGCGCCCCGCAGACGGGTATCCATCTGTTGAGCGAGCAAATAAATCGTATTTGCGTATTGCTGGATTTGGACTGTCGTTGGTGAGGCCATCTTAGTCTCCTTTTAAAATTATCTGTGGGGCAGATAGTCCTGAAAGGGTCTGCTAACTAAAATGGGGTCTCTATGGCGAGATAGTCCCGATATGCCTTGAAGGAAGTTAGGGTCGATTTATTATCGGTTGGGGTCTTTCGATTGTCCCTTACGATACTCTTCGAGATTCCTAATCGTTTCCTTCCATAACTTTAAACCATTTGAAAAAACAACTTCTTTATCAAAATCTAATTTAGAAGCAGTTTCCGCAAAAACTTTGTGGCAACTGATAAATAGTTCACACACATCAAAATCTGTTAGTTTATTATTACCACCAGAATTATTTTTAGTCAAGTCTTCTTTCATATTTTTATCCAAAAGCCTTTGTTGTTAATTCATTATATTTATCAAGTATCTTCTGATGGTCGGCGTGTTTCTCATCGTAGAAAGGATGGCTTTTCCCCTGTTTTACAATACCTGCCATCATTTCGTCTAACGCCTTCTTTGCGCCTTCCTTTGTGCTGGTATCAATGCTACTTTGACTTCCTTCTCCCAACTTGCCAATAGTATCTTCTGATAACACAGAAGTCAGTTTATGCACTTCTTTAAGAACCTCAACGTCCCCCTGTGCCATGGCAGCAAGTTTATTCATTCCCATCTTCTTTAGAGAAAGGTCAACATTGGATTTATTTTTATCATAATCACCGCCCCAATCACTTCGTAACTTTGTTTCCACTTCTTTTGACTTTTCTGCATTGGCTTTATCTTGGGCAACCATGGCGTTATGAAGCCCTGTTAATATCGCCTGTTGCATCTTATCCGCCCGTTCATTGTCAATGTCAAGAGCGTGAAACTGTCCGGCTAAAAATTGACGAGTACCAGCCACTCCCTTAGCGACTCCGGGGTGAAGGTCTTTAAGTTCTGTAAACTTATATTCCTCTGCCTTTGCAGGAGCGTGTTTGATGGTTCCGACGAGCTTCTTAGTCTCAATAAAACTTTTGGCAACATCAGTTACGTTTTTGAAATTAGCCAAAGTCGGGTCTTTGCGTATGTCCTCTGGTAATAAAGAAATATCTCCACTACTTGCCCTACCGTGCAATTCAAGGTATGCCTTGCCAAGTGCGTCCGGGGATTCAAATGTCTTTAGTGGCTCCGTCAATGTTGTATCTGTAAATTCAATCATTTGGATACCTCCTGAATAATCCACGGCTTGCCCGTAACTGCATCAACTTTTTCTCCTGTTTTAGCGTCATACTTCCAAGGAGATTTTCTCATTATCCTTTGGAAATTATCCTTGAGAATAGGAGTTCTCATCGGCGTTGGAGCATTATCATCAATCCCCCAAAGACGTTGAATATCATTCCCCGTCTTTTGCACGGACAAAATCCTCAACTGCTGTCCGTCCTTTGTTAAAACAATGTCATTAATCCCTACTGTGTTGTCCATTGTCAATCTCCTCTGGTATTGGGTTTATCATATTGTTTATATGCTTCACCACGTTTTCCGACCCTACGTCGGTCAAATTATTTACAGGGGCATAGAAGAAGAATCTGCCCTTTAAATCTTCTAACACTAATTTAGCGTCCGCCGTTTCAAATACCCGTTGATACAGAAGCTCCAACTCCTGACGGTTCATTCGTAACACTTGTTCCAGTTGAGGGTTTTGCATTTAATTCATGCTCCGATGTTTGTAGGCAATTCATACACTCGCCGTGATATTTGCCATCTTGTTCTTTATAGGCCACCATTCTCTGCTGACAATTAGGGCAAACAAAAGTGCTTTCAAATTTACCAACAGTTTTTACGGGGGCAGGTTTCCGTTTCGCATAAAATTCAACTTCACTTGGTAAGGCATATATCCGACGAGGAGTGTCAGAATTATCATCAACAATATCAAAAGCATCTATAATCTTTTGCATCTTACCGCCAACGGGCAATACGGGACCATGAACTTTTAATACCCGATAAATCTTACCAACTTCAATATCAACGGTTGCTCCCTCTCCACGAGGTTCAACCTTGATACATTTAACAAAATCTTCTCTCCCGATGTCTTCCCTTCCTGTTAATGAAGGAGCGGGAATAGAAGAAGCGGGAGCGGTGGAGACAAGGGGAACCACCGCCCCCGATGGAGTTGCCTCTGCCGCATGGCTACTAATAACAGGGGCAACAACTGGAACTAAAATATTTTCATCACTAATTTGTGATACAGAATCATAAATTGCCGATATGGGTTTATCCGCAGGATATGGAAATTGAACCTTCTTACCACTATTAAAAGTAACATGAATAATAATCATACGGGCCTGTTTGTCCGTATGAAGAAAAGCGTCAGATTCTCCCAGTAATATCTGCATTTCCATTCTCCAAATAATCTTGAGGATTATCCCTCTTTGCCTGTTCTAAAGCCGCCTGTCCTTTTTTAAAATCAATCTCAAATTCAGGGAACCAGTTCTGACAGTGGATAGATTTTCGGTAATCAATGTTGTGAATACGAAGGGTGTCCTTGTGATAATCCCAATATCCCGCCTCATTATCAACAAGATGTTTACACATTAAACCAATCTGATACTCAAATTCATCTATTACGTTTCCCTTCTTTCCAACCGGGGCATTATCGCTTGGAGTAGGCCCATACTTTTCATGCCTAATCTTCTTTTGGTATTTAATAATCCTATCCCATTTAAGAATTTCTGTTTCCAATTCTTTTCTAAATCCAAAAGGGCATCCTTTCTCGTCGAAAATAAAACGCCAAATTCCCCGCCAAAGATAAAATATCGGCATTACCTTGTCGGGAGACGCTTGAGCAAACAATATCTCATTGGGAGTTTTGCGGGATAATGACATAATTATTTAAAGGTCTTTGCTTCCTGTATGTCGTGATGCGCCCCTGCCGCTGTTTTTGCAATTTTGGCTTTTTCTTCAGCCATTTTTAACTGAAGCATCTGCTGTTGCATTTGCTGGTCTTGTTTACGACGAGCATCCATATCCTTCTGGTCAGCCACGTTGTCTGGACTGACACCAAGTAAGTCAGCAGAGCTTCTGCCAATCTTATCAACATTAAGAATGTATTTAGCATCGGCGAATCCGGCCTCGACAAGTCCGCCAATATATGCTGTCCAAGCAGATAGTCCATTAAATTCTGCGGAACGCTGTGCCTTAGCAAGAGGAGACAGATAGACAATGCTCATATCTGCACCTTGTATTTCTTTTGGGGGAGGTGGGAACATTAACTGGCGTTCAAGTATCCCGCGGGTACGAAGTAATATAGGGGTAATGCCTTCATCTAATACATGACCTATGTACGGACTGATAAGGTTGAGAGCCTCTGCAATTCTCTTCTGAACTTCTGGAACTGTCATCTGCTTCGTAACATTCATCAGGTTCTCAAAGAGATTGACAAAGAGGCCCGCATCAATCAGGTCTTGTTCTAATTTCATAACATCAATGGTAATAGGAATCTGACCTTTATTTTCCATTTGAGCAAACTGCTCAAGACGGAATTTAGAGGCATCGTAATAGTTCATAGCGGAAGGATTTAAATTAAGGGGAGCAATCCAGAACTTATAGGGCGATGCGTATGCGGGGTCGGCCTGTTTCATTGATACCCTAATGAGCGTCCTCTTTTGGGCATTGGCAAGTTTGATAGACCCCAATACATTCATCGTCGGCGAGTAAGCTCGGGGGCTTCCGTTCATCGTGTCCTTCCACCATCGAGCGGTGGCGTATGGATTCTCCATAAAGCCACTCTCATTAAGAAGAAACTCATCGTCAATGGCAATCCAAACAGAACTCCACTCCATATTAACGCTATCTTTTTTACTCACATCACGGCGGTCTCTACTTGCTGAATAATGAAGACAATCTGTAGTCTTGTAATAATCCCCGTCTTTTATCGCTTTCTTAACAGAATCGGGAATATTATTCCCAAATTTCATTTTAAGCTGAATAGCGGTAAATTTAAAAGGTCGGTAAGTCGCACAAATATAACCATCTGCATCTTCTTCAATAATCGCTTGCTCGACGGGAATAGGCGTATACCTTACTTTCAACTTCTCACTTTCTTCCGTCGCTATTGTAGAAATACCAAATACTAAAAGGTTAGGATAAAACTCCATCATGCTACGATTAAAATTAG